CAATAACGTCTGCCGTTACAACTGTCCCGCTTGTATACCCGGTGATCTTGACGTATCCACGGTCAATACGAAGATACGTCCACGGTACGTTGCCGTCACTTACGGTTCCGCTATCGTGAATAGGGGGGCGAGTTCCGGTTGAACCGCTGTGTGCGCCAGCTTCATACAGTCTGCCAAGATAATAACGCTTGCTTCCAACGGAAAGGGACTCGCCGCTTTGCCATTTGTCGTACAGCGACGGGATAATTTCCCTAAGCTGGAAGTACGCGCCAACGTGCGCAGCTTGGAAAATGCTTGTACTTGCGGTTAACGTAATCCCTGTGCCAGTTGCAGCACTTGCTTGGATCGTCGTTGCCGTGGAGTTTTCTTCAAGGAACGGCCCCCACTGCGGCACGTAATCGCTAAAACTAAATGCAGTAGGGCTTGTCCGCGAGAGAATCTTGGGCGGATAACTTGGGTGCGCAAGATACAGAACGTCAGCAGACTGCGTGAACTTGATCTGAAACAGGTCGGCAGACAGATACGGAGTTACTACCTCAACCGGAGTCCCAGAAATTACTGCCGCTCGATTGGCAAAGAACCGGAAGTAGGTGTTCCCAGCTTCAATGACGTAAGCCTGCGTCGTGGAAAACTTGAACGGGATCAGGCGGACATTGTTTGCCGACGTAGGACTTTTGACCTTGGCGACAAACTTGCTGCCGGGACGGCGCATCAGCCCGCCCTGCACCATTGGAATGTAGTTCTCGCAAGTCAGTAGGCCGGTCTTGTATTGCTCAAGATCAACGCGACCGTAGACCAGTGGCGTCAGTTCACCACGGTTAAACGAAACTTGCCCAGGTGAAGCGACAGGCATTAGTACCTCGCCAAAACCCAATCATCTTCGGGCGGCTCATCTGACCGCTTCTCAATAGCGTTTACTCGCTTTGCCTCACGTATAGCAAGCGTGTAATCACGGAATACAGATTCTTTCTTTGAACTGGATTGCGTAATCTTTTCGCACAGTTCGTAGCCGATTTTGGAAGCAAGTGCTTCAACAAACAGTGCGTCAAACTGGCCGGTGTCAGTTACGTCAGCAACGTACCGAATGTACAGCGGCGAATCGTCGTCAGTGACAATCGTTCGCCCCTCGATACGCCAATCCTTTTGCGTGTCTTGGTCATCATCCCCAAGAATCCGCAGGCAGTCAGAAGGCATCTGATACGCATTGGCAAACTGAAACTCTGGCGCATCAGTCAACGCCGCAAGCTGTGCCCGCTTAACAGAGAACGACCAAACGTGACCGCGAAGTTCTGCCCTACGAAGAATGTCGTAAGACGCATTGCAATCACGGGCGGCAGGACTGTCCTCCGTCAATGACGTAATCCGCGCAGCCCCAATCTTTTGAAGCCCACGATTGCAGATATCAACGTCAGACGCCGCCATTATGCCTTCCTTTTGTCTGCCTTATTGTATTCCTTTGCAACCTTTTGAGGAATACCAACCTTTTTGGCAAATGCTTTGTTGTGCGCGGCAGCCGCCATCAGCTTTGCTTGCGCTTTTGATTTACTAGGCATAATTTCCTTTGTCAACGACGTTTTTTGCGGCGCGCAAAAGTAATCCAATCAAAATAAATACTAGGAGGTGGTTCGCCAGAATACAAAAGATTGGCATCTTGTCCGTTAATTACGATTTGCCCAGCATCAGAAGATAGCACGCGGTTGTATTTGAACAGCGCGTCTTGCCCTGAATGCGTGAAGCTTCCGGCATCACCAGCAAGTCTTCGGCCATACAGAAGCGACGCATCTTGACCTGCGAACGTGAACGCGCCCGCATCTGCCGACAACACGTATCCGCCAACGGGCACATAAATAAGACCGGCGTCTTGGCCAGCGAGCGTGAAGGTGCCGGTGTCTCCGACCAGCGTGTACCCACCCGTCGGTGTGTACGTGAGCGTTGCGTCTTGACCGGCGAGCGTGAAAACGCCGGCGCCAGCAGGCAAAACATAGTTGCCGCTGCTAGAGCTTTGTAGCAGCGTCAGCAGCATGGCTTACTCGACGGTGAGCAGCTTGTTCAGAGTTTCTTGCGTCTGCGAGATTTCAGCGTCAATACGGTCAACCTGAGCCATATCTCCAAGCGCGGCCGCCGATCCGCGAACGCTTTGAAGGTAAACAAGCCGCCTCTGGCACGCCCGGATAAGTTCGTTAATTGTCATTAGATCACCGCCTGTCTAAGCAAGATGTTGGACGTGTTGAGGAGCATATAGACGTAATTGATTTCCGTCGCGCCGTCCTTGTAGATAACGTCGAACGCAGTGTCCCCTACAATAGCCCCGCCTTGTGGGTATACCATGACACTCCAAGGAAAGACTTCACTCTTGGCGATGTCCAAATAAAACCACCGGCCTGTAGTGTTCAACTGGAAATAAAGAAATCCATTGTGCAGAGCGTATTTGGTGCCAGTCGAAATGTTTGTTGCAGCGGGACTATAAGTCAGCGCAGCCCAGGTATTGCCAGCGATGTCGTACCTGTCAAGCAAAAGCCCGTTTCCGCGAAACGAATAGATGTAGCGGCCATTTAAGATTGCGTTTTCGATGTTCCAATCAGCTTCTGCAACACTATGTATCCAATGGCCGGACATTCCCACGCTTGGCCCACCGCCGCGCGCAACGCCCGGCGATAGAGTGGACCAAGTATTTGCCGAGATGTCATAGCGATACATCGTAACGGCGTTGTTGCCGATGTAGTAAAGGAAATTGTCATTCCCTTCGATTGCATAGGTGCTGGTTACGTCCGGCGTTGTGGCCCAAGTGGCGACGGTAAGCGTATTCGCTGTGTTGGCCGTAATGGTCCTGATCTGGCCCGCGCCTGTGCCGCCCGTGATGCGAACCTGCGAATTGATCCATTGCGAAGCAGTCCAAGTTTTGCCTGTTTGAGTTAGCGTGGTAGCCGTTCCGCTTGTCGCCGTGCCGGTGGCAAAATTCTTAAAGTTGCCATCAATGATACTTGGTGTGGAAATCAATTTCCCATCAGTGCCAAGCGTTGCCGCAAGACCAGTGATTGATAGGTTTGTCCAAGTGTTAGTGGCGTAATCATAGACCCTGAAAGAACCAGCAGCCAAAGTGCCGGCCCCAATGACATACCAGCGCGGCGTAAGCAACCGATACACCGTCGAAGCAGAAAACGCACTGGCCTGAATTGGAACGGTAATGGTGGCATTTGCGCCAATGGTATTGGATGAAATAGCTAAAACAGCGCCAGCGTTTGGACCAGATATGATATGGATTTCATACCCACGCAAGTCACGCGTCAACGTCTGGTTGGTAACAATCGTGGTTGTGCTGCCGCCTGTTGCGGTCAACGACGCCGCGCCAATTGTCGAGCCGGTTGACCATGCGCTTGCCACGCCAGCCGCACCAGCGCCAAAAGAGCCAGCAAGAGAAGGGCTTGGCACGTCAACCCAACCATCTTCAGATGGATTGTAGATGAAAGCTTCAGAATTGCTTCGTATAAAAAGTTGCTGCTGCCTAAAGTGACGCGATGATGCAATAAAGGCACCTGCCTGCGGAGATGTTGGGCAAAGCGCCGCAGCTTCCCATTGCTTCAAATCAAGAATTTTGCGGTTGCCGTTTGTCGTTGCCATGTCATGTCACCGTGATGTTGCGGCGGAAGGAAGATGCGCGAATCGCCATTAGTGAAGGAACTTGGTCATTCGCAGCAAAGCCACCGATCTGCGTTTGGTTGCTCAGGGTCGCCAAAGTCTGACCACCGGCAAGGGTGGCTGTCATAAGCAAGTTACCGGCAGTTACTTGGCGAGCCTCCATAATCGGAAAGCCCTGGGCGTTTGGTAGCGCACAGCCAATCGTGCGGGTCAACTTATTGACCGCCATTCGCATAGCCTCAATGGCTTCGATCAATTCACCATAAGCAGCCACCGGAAGCGGTGCAGTCGGGGAAATGTCAGTTGGAACTTTGGCGTCGTCGGCCCCCGAGAGAGTCGCCAGACCCACGACCTGCATCGTGGCAAGATCACCGGAATAAGTAACTTCGCGAGATGTGACCTGAGTACCCGATCCTGCTGTATATCCTACATTGTCAGCCATGTCACTGCACCGTCAGAACGCCGTTAGTCGGGTCGAAATCAACCGTGAAGGTTTCGCCGATGGACATCGTGATTGAGCTGTTGTAATCCCACCAGCCGATCAACTCGTCGTTGGTGGCCGTGTCGTTGTAGAGCACGGCGTACCGGAAAGGCCCCATGCTGCCGGTGGCAGTGAACACCACGTCGGCCAGAATTAGCTTGTAAAGCCCACTGGTCTGCGAGCTACTGGTGAGCGTGGCAGTTGTGCCGCCGGTGGTGTAGCCGTTGCCGTTGGCGATCTGCGTGATGTTGCTGAGCTGCGTGTTGGTGGCCACCGGCGCGGTGTTGCTGAGCGCGACCTTAAGCGTGTCAGCGCCCAGGTTGTGGACCTTCTCGGCAAGCGCCTCGACAAAGCTGTGAAACTTGTTGAAGGTGGCCATAATTAGCTAAGAAACGCTTGCAGCTTGGCCTTTACATCAGCCAGTTTCTTTTCAACAGAAGCAAGTTCTTCCTTTGCCTTGGCAACCTTGTCCGCTTCGGCAGCAGATTCCTCGCGCATCTTGGCAAGGAGAACCTGCGTTTCTTCAAACTCGGCCTTGGAATCGGCAACCACCTTGGCGGCATACGCATCCGCCTTGGCTTCAATGTCACCGGCCTTCTTCATGGCTTTGGCTTGAATGTCCTTGGCCTCTGCCTTGGCAGAGTCAATCTCTGCCTGCGCGTCAGCGATCTTGGCCTTCACCTTGTCGAGTTCTGCGGTCGCAGCCTCGTTGGCTTTGGCAATTTCGCCTTGCACTTGTTCGGCATTGGCAAGAACTTCAATGACCTTGTGCGCGTGTTCAAACGCACGAAAGGTGTTCAGCATCCGCTTGGCTTCAGCCAGTGCTTCGCTTGATTTCATCGGACGCTCCGTGCGCAATACAGCGTGGCAGTCAAGGATGTAGTGCCATCACCCGCAGTAACTCGGGGACGGACAAACTTCACCGCTTCAGCAACGCCTTCTAGTGCAGCACTGGTTTTGGTAATTGCAGACGTTTGAAGGTCAGACAGCACAAACCAACTTGTGTTGTCGTTTGAGCCTTCGAGCGAAATGCTGCCGCCAACACCAAACGTGCCGCCAAATTGAATGGATTGATCCCGGAACGAAAACGCCTGAAAGGCTTGCCCATCGTCGCCGTTAAGCAAGCCTGTCCAGACAACAGTATCCGTTTGATCGTCGCTAGTAACTGTGCAGGTACGGGTAGCCATGATTACGCCGGGGGCCAGGAGTCAGAAACAACAAGGTTCTCAAGGGCTTCCAAAGCTTTCAGAATGTCGGCCTTGGTGGGAGAACCCGTGGTGTCCTCGATGTTGAATTCCACAATGTTCGATCCAGTCAGCGAACCACCGGGACTGGATTTAGTAATGTTGACAGAGGCATCTGCCCCGGCCCGCTGAGCATTTGCCAGCGTCATTGCATAACGACGAACAGCCATGTTTTCTCCTCAAGAAAACAGGGGGCCGAAACCCCCCGTCTCCTTAGTTGTCCAGCGCAAAGAACAGTTGAACAACAACCGTACCCGAAGTCGGCATGTTCGCCGCAGCCGGGGTAAGCAAAACGCGGGTCGTTGCAGCAAGCGTTGCCGCAGCACCACCAGTGATAGCAGGCCCAAAGAAGGTCGGCGTATCAGTCGTGGTAAAGACAGCGGCGGCACGGTACGCGCCAGTAGCACCAGTGATACCAATGGCAACCGTGGTCGAACCCAGCGTGGCAGAAGTCGAAATCACGCCAAACAGGAACTTGTAACCCGAGGGCACATCCGCGAGAGCAATGTTGTCACTGGTCGTGACAGCAGAACCGCCGTTGACCGTGGCGAGGTTGATCGTGGCTTGGAAAATCTTGACCGTGCCGCCGTATTCCGGGGCCGCAGCCTTAATAACAGGAAGCGAATCCGGGCCAGCAGCAGCGGTGCCAAGCTGATTAGAATAGAAGGTGGGCATGTATTTCTCCTGTTAGATCGCCGCGATGGTGCCGACTTTGCCTTCTTGCGTGCGACATGCGCCGAAGGTGCCGGTGACGTAGATTTGCGTGGAATTGCGCTTGTCAGCACGACGATCAATCGACACCGACAGGTCGTTCCACATGGCAAGGTGCAGGCCAGAGCGGCTAAAGTACGGCAG